ACCTGCAAGGGCAGCACCTGCAGAAGTGAATAGAGCAGCAGTGGCTGCGAATACAGATTTGATCATTTTTTAATACCTTTTGTTTACTTGCGGAGTGGTTACCCGCAGATGGAAGAGTCTTCGACAGGACTCGTTTGTTACAAACCGAAACATTTCGTTTCGATCATTTATTTAGTATAACAGCGAACAGACTTTTTTGTCAAGCTGTTCGGATCACCAGACACCAGGGATAATTTGTCCAGTGGTTGCGTAGGTTCCTACAGCGATTACGAAACCTAGCATGGCGGCACGAGCATTTAGAATCTCAGCCTCGGGTGTGAATCCAAATTTCATTGTTTTTCCTCTAGAGTTTTGTTTGTAATGATGATCTTAGTACCATCATGAGAGAATTGCAACTCATCGTCAGGATGCCATAACAGTTCCTCATACATGTCGTCGAGTTTCTGTATATCCTTCCAGAGTGCGTCAGGATCAGGCATATTAAGTTGTTCGGTTTACTTCGTAGATTGTGGAATCACCATACATTTTGTGATCCTTGTATCCAACCATACGTCCCTTAGTATTTTGAAGGGCTGGCATGAATACAATAAAAAAGAAAACTCCTGGTGCTCCAATGATTAGGAGCGCAGTGATGACATAATAAGTCAGAAGTTCAGCAATGTCAGGCATCAGTAAAGGGATTCCTCTTGTTCAGTTAGAATAGTGCAGTCACTGGTGGGATATGCCACACAGGTAAGAACAAATCCTGCATCGATTTGATCATCATCTAGGAAAGACTGATCAGACTGATCAACAGTTCCAGAGACAATTTTACCAGCACAAGATGAACATGCACCTGCACGACAGGAATAGTTCATATCAATACCTGCTTCTTCAGCAGCGTCCAGGATATATTGGTCGTCTTCACAACTAACAACCTGTTCGCCTTCGGAAGTTTGAAGAGTAATAGTAAAAGCCATTAATAAGTTTCAGAAAGTTGTTGTACAGAATATGATAGCAGAACCAAGAAAGATACTGCGGTAACAGTGAATACGATTTCAGTCATCAAAAAATGCCAAAAAAGAGTTTGCCAGTAATGGCATATGAAAGGAATCCACAAATGACCCCCATCATAGCCCAGCGACCATTATACATCTCGCGCTGTTGCATTGGCGAGAAGAGACCCTTGCGGTTGTAAGATTCTACTACCATCTGAGGTTCTTTGGCGAACAGGTTTTGTTGTCCTAGTTCGTTTGTTGTGACGGTCATTGGTCTATGTAAAGATTTACAACATAATTATATAGCAATTATGAAGTTTTGTCAATGGGAGGCAAAGTGCCATAGAAAGGATCGTAATCAAAGAAAGGACCCCAGTCTTCGACTAGAGGAGCTGAATTTCTCCAGAACTCCCAGAGGCCATTATAACTCCCTTTGTGGAATACTTCAATATGTACGTCATGGATGTCTGACCCAAGATCGATCTTGTATAGGAAAAGAGGAATAGCAAAGGTGTTCCCAGAGTTATAAATCAGATCGTCTGCCACGGCTCTGGGTTTCACACCCTGGTCCAGTTTGAACTTGTCGCCCCTACAGTGCAGTTTAACAAGTTTCTCTGCATGATGACGAGTAATTAGATAACAAGCAGTCGAGAAGTCATTAACAAACCTCTTGTGAAGACGTACAGTGACCTGCTGTGGATTAATGATTGCCAGTTGTACTACATCAAAATCATATGGCAAAGAAGATGCAAACTGTTTCCATGTGAATGTCCAGTGTTGCATTGTGCTGATATCACAATCATCCTCCATCATGATTAGATAATCTTCATCACTAGTCTCAAGCCATTGCTTGAGTGCTTTCAAGTGTGATGTAGTACAACCAACCTCTCCAGGATTCATGTTCTCTGGATATCGACCAGAAATAATATCACTTAGATCATCTTCACGACCATCACAGGCTGAGATTCTTGTATACTTTTCAATGCCCCAGTATTCAAACTGAGATTCCATATACTCTCTTCGATCTAACTTATCGTCAAGGTTAATGTAATAGATTTCTGGAAATCCTTTCGATTTAAATATTGCTTTATTTCTATCCATCAGACCTCCGCCAGTTCGCCAACCATCTTCCAATTTTCACACACCATATCCATTTGATTTTGGTGTCTCAAATTTACACCAAACCACTTAGCAGGATAGTAAACATCCTTAGAATTAGCTAACCATGCACCCCACCAAGAGAATGAAGAGTTTGCAATAATATGTGATGTACACATTGTCATCAAACAAAGATCAATTGCATTATCTCCAGATTCCGAAATAACAAATCTATCTGATGAGAATAGTTCTTGTTCTTTACACCACTCAGGATCGTCTGAGAACACTAAGACGGGTCTTTTCATGTTCTCAGGATCATCATACCAGATCAAAGCATCTTCATAATAATCTAAACCAAGATTATAATGATTACCAGAATTATTTAAATAATCAGTGCGACGAACATGTAATGAGATGGCATTCTCAAAATCAAAATTTTCCTGACATGGTTTGAGAATGTGTTCCCTAAAAGTAAAATCTTCTCTGATACTATCAGCAATGTGATCAAAATATTTTGGTGACTGAAAGAAACCCCGAAGACTCACATCATTTGGACACATTGTTTTTAGTTGTTCATCATATCTAAATGACTTTTCCTGCACAACAGGAGCATATCCCATATCAAGAAATTTAATATTATTTCTATTCAAATGTGGAAGTTCAAAAGTTTCAAACAACTGATGATCTTCCCATTCATTTTTATAGTCAACTGGAGGAATGCCGAATTCATATCCTCTGGTAGAAGCAATGCCTCTTAGAGAAGCATATTGAAACATCTGATTGCCAAGTCTACCAAGTTTTCCTAGATGATTAAAGGCTAGCATATCGTTCTTTCAAGTAAGGTTGACTATTATAATATGAGATTACTTGATCTCTTGTACAATTTCTAAGTCTTTGCCAGAGTTCATGATTTTCTCTGAACTTTGGATTGTGATAGTGCGAGTTCTGAGTTCTTTCATGTTCAAAGTGCCAAAGTGCATTATTCAGTCTACCAACTTTAAAACCCAAAATGTTGAATCTGAAATAGAATTCACAATCTTCTGCACCCCAGGATATGAAATTTTCATTCCACATACCACCTTTGACCACTGCATCCTTGCTGTAAAATTGTGTCCACCCTATTGTAGAAGATTCCATTCTACAATTGTCTTCCAATACAAAAAGGTCATGATTTTTTTCCACAAATTTTTCAAACAGTTCTATTGGATAATCTACCTGATATTGATAGACTCCACAACCATATGGATACACTACATCACACTCGCCATCTTCAATAGCTTTGTATGAGGCTTCGTGTGAATGTTTTGGATAAACAACATCTACATCATGACTACAAAGAATTTTTGTATCTGCTGCAAGAATAAGATCATTCAAGATCTTTGTCTTATGAAAGAAAGGATCAGAACTTTCTTCAAAGATGTGCTTTAAGTTGCTTACATCACCAACAATTTCTTTGATCTTTGGCAAAGCTCTGAACTTAAAGTTTGATCTTGTATCAACTTCTTTTACAAGAACTTTTGCCTCAGGAATATGCTTCAATAAAAAAGAAACTGAAGTAATTACATTTTTTAACCTGTCTTCAGACTCAATCCGAACAGGTAGAATATAAGTTAAGTCTTTCATTCAACCTCCATTTTAATCCATCTCTGTGGGATTAGATCTCCCAAATTTAAATCGCTGTAGTTTTTACCAAACCAAGGAATTGGAGTAACAACTTTACCACGATCTTCTTGCAACCATGCTCCCCACCAACTCATAGAACTATTAGCAATGATTGCACCAGAGCAGAGGCTCATCATACAAAGATCATAATAAGGAACCCATGACTGAACTCTACCATCATTTGTATCAGAAGTATGTTGATACTTCATGTTTCCATCTGAGATCAAAAAGCGATCATCAGTAAAGTTTTCACGACACCATTCAAGATCATCAGAGAAAACAAATACTGGAACATCATCTGGAAATTCTTTCAGAGCCTTTTCATAATATGAAAGGGGGCAGACAGGATGATTATCTGGTTGATTTACATAGTCACCACGTCTTACATGAATGAAGATAGGATTCTCATATTGAGAAACAATCTCCTGACATGGTTCAAGAATATCTTTCTTGAAAGTAAAATCTTTACGGATCCGTCTTTCAATATTTTTAAAATACTTCTCCGTTTGAAAATAGTCATGAAGGTTGACAGGACCTTCTACTTTTTCACAAAAGAATTTATCATAGTTAAAGAATCTTGGTTTCTTCCATGGATAGTCAGTAATCTTGAAATTCTTTGGAGTTACTGAACTCATTTCAAAACAGTCAAAGAGTCCATAGTTTGAATCACCATAACTGTCTGGTGGTGGAATATACCAAGTCCAACCTCGTAGTGCAGCGATACCTCTCAGAGCTGCATACTGAAACATCTGGTTTCCCAGGCGACCATTAGAACCAAGTCGATTGTAACTAATCATCAATCTCCCCTCTCAATACGAATACTATCTTCATCAAAATGTTCAGTAGAAAACTCATACATTACAGTATCTTCTAGTGCTCTCATCCTGTGCCTCATACCAGAAGGTACATGAAACTTTTCACCAGGATTTAGTTCTTTGACGTAAGCCATTTCAAAGTCGTCAAAGTTGCTCCAGTATACCATAAGTTTTCCACTTTGTACATAGAAAACTTCATCTTTTTTATTATGATAATGCCAAGAACATTGCTTGTCTTTGCAGAACCATAGGATTTTGCCACAATAAAGTGGACCGTTTGTGATCCACTTTTCGTAACCCCATCCTTTAGGGACGAACTTGATCGGGTCGTTTTGTGAAGAAGTCATTGTCACTCATTCCTTTGTCGTCGATGTAGTAATCACCAGAAGGTTTACCAAGATGAAGTTCATGGTACTTACAACCCCAAGACTTCAATTGAGCCTCAGTGAAAGTGTAGAATTCTTTCTCCGCTAACTCGCGGGAATTGTCAAATCTACCCATACCTCTAGCAGTCAAATAGACAACGTAGTTGCCTTCATCATACAATTTATTTATTTCCTGAATTCTATCCCATCTTGGAACAGCATGGGTGTATCGATCTTCACCAGCACCAGGAAAACAAATAGTGCCGTCAATATCAATTACATATCTCATAATACCTCTTCAATATCCCATTTTTGAATTTGATACGTACCAGAATGCTGAACAGATCTGGACGCCATTTGAATTGCTTTCTCAATAGAAGTGCTTATGGAATTTCCATTTCCATACAAATAAGAAAGAGTAGCTAAAAACACATCACCAGCACCAGTCACATCATAAACATCTACCTTTGGTGCAGGAAACTTTTTACCTTTCCAAGTTGCACCCTCTTTACCTTTAGTAACGATGATTTCGGATTCATCATCGAACGCAAGTGCATCTTGTTCTTCAAACTCATTGATCTTAATGAATGCGCCTGGGTAACAAGTAAGATCAGTTTTCTTTGAATCTACAAAGATAGGACCGTCAAAGTCTTCACACAGTGCAAGAGCCATAGAGTGTGAAATGAATCCCTTCTCATAATCTGAGAAGATCATTACATCGTAATCACTAAAATTAATCTCAGAAAGTCTACCACCTTTGACAATATAATCTCTTGTGGTAAGAGGTTCTTTAACACCAGTTCCTCTGTCAACTCTTAGTAGTTGATGACCAGATCTTTTATCAACGTATCGTGTCTTAGTTAAGTCTGCTGGATCATTAGTAATAAATTTTACACTGCACCCCAAAGCAAGTAGATTTCTCTCTACGTTTGCAGCCATTCCAGGAGACACACTTCCCATCTTCCAATCTAAAACAGGAACAGGTGCCTCAGGGCTTAGTCTGAGACACTCTCCATAATGATATTCATCATAACAGGACTCCCCGATCAGCAATACGTTCAATGATCTCCGTTGTGGAGTATCCTGGGATTCTGTCGAAAAACCGAACTTCTTTAGCATAATCAGATCCTATTACAGTTTTGCCTTTCCAATCGGAACCTACCATCATTATATCAGGTTTTAGAGTTTTTACAATGGTTTCCAATTGTTCAGATGAATTGAAAATTACAACTGCATCAACATATTTAATAGATTCAAGAATACACTTTCTCGTTTCTTGATTATTGATTGGGCGTGAGTCTCCTTTCATTTCTGCAACTCTTTCGTCAGAATCAATTGCAACTACCAACTCTCCACCAAGACCCTTTGCCCGTTTTAATAATTCAATGTGACCAGGATGTAAGATATCAAAACATCCATTGACAAAAATCATCTTGTCTCTTAGTCTCATTTTTCCCCCATAGCCATAAATGCATTGTTTAGATCCACCCCAGATACAAATACGTTCTTATACCCACGATCAAACATATATGCTTCAATAATTTTGGGAGTAAATACGTGCTTGTGCTTGTAGTTATTCCAGGGTCTCCAATATCTTTGACTAAAGTCTGGGAGATATAAGAATAAGGTTCCACCATCACGAAGTTTTTCATACCAGTAGTCCATCGTAGCAACCCAATCGGGAACATGCTCTAGACAATGACTGGAGAAAATATAATCAGGTTGGACATTTGGTGGGAGATTGTTTGCTTCCCATTCATTATCAAATGATAGATCGACAGGAACTGCATTGGGAAAAGCCCACTCTTTTTTCATGCATCCAATATCATATCCATACCCCTTACAAACATGTTTTGCAAAAGGGATAGCAAATTGAGATGCATTACCTTCAGTCTGAAACTTTGGGTACCACTTTCTTTGAAATTCAATAGTTTCGATCATTGATATCTCCAGGGTAAATTAAATAGGTATCGAACTTGTGACCAATCACCCCATCTATGCCATAGATATAAAGGTTTCTTGGACATTGTATCAAACATTTGTGGTGATTCAAGGAGATAGTTGATTGCTGTTTCAATCATGAATACAGCTGATGCTCTCTCAAAAACCATACACCAATCAAAAAGGGAATATCCAGGGATGATTTTATTTTCAACCACTTTATATCCATTGTAACTCTGAGAGTCTGCAGGAATATGTGGGAAGAACTCTAACTTTGGACGTGTACACCAAAGTCTATTGACATACACAAACTCTTCACCATCTTTTAGACCAAGAACATTATAATACAATTCTTTTTCTTTTTCAATATTTCTATTGAATAGGATATATTCTCTCCAGTCTTTCCAGTCTAGCCCAATATTATCATACTTACCTTTCATGACTGGTTGATAATCACCAAATCCTTGAAAGAAGAATAGATCTTCTTCCATTTTAGTTGGTGCCCCATGAATATATCGATCTCTATGGGGAAACTGACATGACTCTGGAACTGGTTGAGTGCTTCCATTTACAGGGTTGTCATCATCACCCCAAGATACAAATTCAAAGTCGGGAATGTAATCTTTCAACCACTTGAATTCATGCACAACTGGCCAATAAACTTTATATCCCAATTCACTTTGCATCCAGTGTGCTGCCTTTTGGAGAAATAGAATATCTCCAAGACCACATGGTTGATAAATCAATCCTGTTTTCATTCTAACTCCTCAGGTACTTTTTCGCGCCATAACCATTGTTCATATTCTACCCATTGCCAAGGAGCACTGAATAATTTTCCAACACACGCTTCTGTATTTTTGTAATGGCGTGGATGACAAACAAGAGTATCTGCTTTGTAATTAAGTGTGTCAATAATATAATTTAGGCAAGTATCAACAATGTGAATTTGCTCCGCATTCTCCATTATCCAACACCAATCAAACACACTCTGAGAAAGATTTGTGTCCATCCATACGATCCTACCATCATAGTCTTCGGGAATGCTTAATTCAACACCATTATGTGGTTTACGAAAACTGTAAAACTTATTTGCAAAGATATAAGGTTCACCGTCTCTGATAGCTAACTTTTCTTTTAGTGCTTTCTCTCTATCATGATCTCGCTTATATGTAAAATATTTTTGCCAATCATGCCACCCAACAGAAGTAGATGCGTACTTTGATGTCATGGTATCGATTGCACCATTTGGTTTAGGTTGATTAGAGCAATCATAAACCATAGTATTTTCTTGTGGTAACTGAAGATTAGTTCCACAAATTACATCGTCAGTGATCAACTGACTGACTCCAGAGTTCCACATCTCTGTGGTTACAGGATGATATACATTGTAAGTGTGACTTAAATTTTTACAAAGTTTCTGAATGAAAAAAATGTCCCCCAAGCCACCTTGCTGGAGGACAATAACATTTGCTTTCATCGTACAAGTTCTCGGATTGATTCTTCTTCAGTATCGATTGGAAATGCTAGAAGGTATCCTTGATCAGCAAGATGCTCTACTAGAATATGAGTATCACCGATCAGTTCTTCAACAAAGTCATATCCGTTAGCACCAAACTTAGATCTCTCAGGCCAGTTACCTGCTTCAAAATCACGATCAACATAGATGCGAAGATCATCCATAAAAATTAGATCCTTTGAAAGATCTCTTTTCTCTTTCATGATCTTAAGTTCTGCTTCCATGGGGAGACGTTTGTTGAGATCTTCTTCATCTCCATAACCTGCAGGACCATAATCTGCACCAGGGAAGTGAGCATCTAGCCAAAACAAAGTTGGATCTTCACTCAACTCTTCCAAAACTGCATCCATACAGTCTTCAGAATATCCATTGAAAATGATTACATTTTCGTTTCCATCATACTGTTTCATCAAGTTACGAAACAACTCAGTGTCTAGTTCAATTCCATACTGCTTATCTAAAACTTCTGTATCGATTACTTTATTCATACTAGAACCATCTCCAGTCCCAGTTTCAACAAAGTTTTTAATACCGAAAGATTCTAAAGTCTCTTTCAGTTTCATTGGATGATTAATTTGACCCATTGTTAGAAAAATATGTAAGGTAGATAAAGTCTTCTAAGACTTCCATTGTTTTTGCAATCTCTAGATTTTCTTTGATTGCATCCATCTTAGATTGATAAAGTTCTTCGGAAACGTCAAACTCATCTGTAAGAGTAATTATACCATCAGGATTGAATACATTTCCAATGTCAGGAGCTCCAAGATAAACAGGAATAGTTCCTGTGGCAAAACAATCTAAAAGTTTTTCTGTAAAGTATGTGGGATACTGACCATTCTCAATTGCAACTGAGAACATGTAATCACAAAGTCCTTCTTCTTTAGTCAGGATTTCATTGAATCCTCTTCCATAAAGATCTACTTGACCTTCCAATCTTTCAACCCACTCAAGTCTTAGTCTATGACCCTCACACATTCTTTTATTAGAAGCGATCATAGAAATCATTTTTGATTTCTCATAGATCTTGGGTTCTTTTATCCAAAATCCTTGAGCTGGACACCACTTGAACTTAGGATCAATTGCAAGTAATTCTTGATTGTGTGTAAAGATTGCATCAAAGGTATCTAGATATTGCTTTGGATTAATCTTTACCGCATCAACAATTTGTGGTGTGATGTATTTTGATTCCAACAACCAAGCATATTTTGGTCCTGGTTTTGGATCCATCCATGCCCAAGGGAGAGTGCTATCAATATAGAATGTAGCCTCTCCACCATCTTTTACCCATTCAATATACTTAGATTCTTTTCCGTGAACAGAATAACCTTTGTTTCCGTTGGTTAAATGAGTAAAAGTATCACCTACAAGATTATACTTTACTCTCACTGTTCTGTTTGCTCCTTAATCCAGACATATGTTTTACGAATACCCTCTTCAAGACTCTGAGAATAGTCCCAACCCAACTTCTCACGAATGAGATCATTGTTTGAATTACGACCACGTACACCTGTAGGTGCATCTAGTTTGTAAATCTTTTGTACTACTTTATTAGAAACTTTCGCAGCAATCTCTACCAACTGATTGATGGTAACCATTTCTTCAGATCCAATATTTACAGGACCAATGAAGTCACTATCCATCAATCTTCTAGTTGCTTCAATGCATTCGTCAATGTACAGGAAGGAACGAGTTTGTAGGCCATCTCCCCACACCTCGATAGCTCCACCCGTCTCTGGGAGGTAAGCGACTTTACGGCAGATTGCAGCCGGTGCCTTCTCTCTTCCACCGTCCCAGGTACCTTCGGGACCGAAGATATTGTGATACCTAGCAATACGAACAGGAATGCCGTAATTACGATTGTAAGCGAGGTAAAGCCTTTCTGAGAATAGTTTTTCCCATCCATATTCTGAGTCTGGGTCTGCTGGGTATGCTGATTCTTCACGGCAATCAGGATTATCGGGATCGAGTTGATTGTGTTCTGGATACATGCAAGCAGAACCAGAATAAAAGATCTTAGTCTGATAGTCTAGAGTTGGTCTAACACATTCAGTACCATTTTCTTCACCATCAAAAGTCTCATTGAGTTTACGAACTTCCTCAAGGACATTCAGGTTGATAGTGACGGAGTTGTGCATGATGTCCGCATCGTTCTCTCCAGTGAAAACAAAACCTG